CGAAGTTGTTCGCGAACGATTGAGCGATTGAGCGAGCGAAGCACTCTACTCTACTCTACTCTACTCTACTCTACTCTACTCTACACCCAACCACTGACCGAGGACCACGAACCCTGACCCTGACCCCGACCCTCTACTCTACATACATAGAACGAGCGAGCGAGCGAGCGAAAGCCCGCGGGGTTCGTTCCGTCTGTCCGTCGTTCGTTCGTAAAATCCTAAAATCGTAAAATGTTTCACGTGAAACCTACATATAAATATATTTAATTAATTTAATATATATACTTGCATATATATTTAATTTATTAGATAATACCCTTAGTTAAATAAATAATTATTTAACTTAATTTTAATCTTAAATAGAGGTATATATAAATGAGTAAAAAAACTAAAAACTCAAAGCCCGTAAGTTTAACCAAGTCATCAAGTGAAGTATTAGCTGATGAAATAACTAAATCTAACGCTAAGCGCGGTGTTCCTTTACCTGCGGATATTTCTAAGCTATCAGTAGTTAAGCGTTCTAAGGGTACTAAGTTTAACCCTAATGATACATTCGTTATAACTCAAGATGGCGCGGAGTTTTATAACGCAGGTAAATTACCTCCGCAACTTCATTTTCTATTCGATATTATTATCGAACTAGGTGTAAATGCTTCAGTGGGTAAAGTCTTTGATATATGGGACGAACGTTACTACCACACTAAAAAATATACTCAGACAGCTGTTGAGGTATATAATGGTCACTATAAAGGGTACTGTGAAGGTACTACTGCACACAAAGGTAAGCGTAAAGAGTTTGCCATACAATTAACTGGTAATGATACAGGCGTATGTCAGTTACTTATGGTTTCTTAATTAACCCTTAATATTAACCCTAACCAATAGCCCCTACTCAGGGGCTATTTTTTTATCTAACACTACTTAAATATCTAGCCTACCTTAGACCTATCGAGAGGGTAAACCCCCCTTAGAAACGCGCCGCGGGTCCCACCCGCCCTCCCTTGGATTTGGAGTCTTGGTTGCAAGTAGTTTTCAAATAAGTCCCTAGTAAAAAATTTTTTGCAAAAAATATTTTTGCGAGTATACTTTTGTTATGGCTGAAGAAAAAACTGATAACAGTTATTTAGAATCCATGTTGTCTGACATGATGACTTCTTATTTAAAAGAAGCTGTTCTTCCAATGTACGAAGACTACAAAACATATGCCGAACCAATGCTTCCTTCTGAAGATAAATCCGCAGGAGAAAATTTATTGGATATTATTTCCATGGCACCCGGAATAGGATCATTAAAAGCCGCAAAACCTGTTTTAGAGATGATGGATCCTCGGAGACGTGGCATGATGCTCGCGAAACAAGGACAAATGAGATCTCGTAAGACTACCCAAGTTCTTCCCGGACAACGGTTAGGTGGTTCAAGATTAGCAAATGAAACCAGAGATATTATGGCTAATTTTTTCAGAGAAACTCGAGGCGGTGCGTTTCCTGAAAACCTAACTCCAGATACTATCGAAGCGTTAAAATCTATTAAACCACAGTTAGTCAAAGCAGCAAGTAGAGATAAACAGGCTTCTCGACAAGGTGTAAAACGTATATTAGAGATTATGGAAGAAATAGGACTGTAAACTTAATTTTACATTTTGCTATCTTTTAGCATATACTTAGCCCATGGCTGAACCTACTGAAAACGGTATACTAGAATATTTAGAAAGTGTTCGTGCACCGGAAAATGCAGAAACCTTTACTGAAGCCCAAACAGGTTTAGGCAGAGAAGGGTTTAGAAAATATATTCCTGATCCCACTCAAGTTGCTGACTTTTTAAATTTTCCTAAAAAAGATGGACTTAGAACGTTAGCCCCTGAAAAAGGTGAGCCTTCTATAATCCGCCAGATTCTTAACAAGATTCCTGAGCACAACGAACAGGAAATGATGGATGAATACTACGGCGAGTATCCAGAAAAAAGAAAAGAAACAGCATTAGGAATATTGTCTGCTTTTCCTGCAGCAGGTACGGTTAGACTTTTGAATTTTCTTAAAAATCCTGCAGCGTTCGATAAAGCGCGAATGGCTGCATATAATTCAAATTTATTATCAGATCCTTTTTTAGAAACATTTTCACAGTATTTGTTATTAGGTACAGGATTACTTGGCACAGGACTAGAAAAACGTAAACGCAGAGAAAAAGAAGCAGAAGAGATGGATATTCCTTTTTCTGAACATCCTGACTTTAAAGAAATGGCTAACGGCGGTGAGATCGATCCTTACAGTATGCTTGATCCTAATCCTGATTTATCCACAATTCCTGAAACGCCAACCCTTGATTCAATAGCCAAGTTCTTTTTACCAGTAACCGAAGAAGGCGAACTGAGTAAAAGTGATCTTGCTTTCGAAGCGGCAAGTATGTTTCCTCCTTTGTTTTGGATGAAAGGATTAAAGTTTGGAACTAATACATACAACCGAGCTAGAAAAATTCAAGACGAAATAGAAGATTTAAAAGACGTTGTTGCTAGAGAAAAAATTAATGCGCCGACAGACGGTTCACCAGCAACAAATGCCGCATTCCGTGCTCAACAGGATATACATAAAAAAGAAAACGCTCTTTTAAAATTAGTTAAAACAGAGGATCCTGAATACGGAAATTTAGTTGAAGAAGCGTCAAGAAGAAGATTCGCGCAATCAAGATTAGAAGCAGATCCACTTTACGATACAAAGGTGAAAAAAGGAATTATAACTGCAATACCTCAAGGCGGAGATGAACTTTTTGATATTGCCGGAAATTTAAAAGATCCAAAATATAACAAAATTTTAGAAGAAGGATATAGAAAAAATAGAGAATTAGCGGAAGTAGGTATTGGATCTTTGCAAAATCGAATTAGAGACGCATTAACTAAGAAAACTGATTAATGAAAACAAACAAAGATCGTCTTGCTGAATTACGCAAGATTGATTTACAACATCTAGGTAAATCCGAAGCTAAAGAATTTACCTTACTTTTAGAAGAATTAGAAAAACGAGAATTTCAAGAGAAATCCACTGGTACGTTTTTAGAATTCGTCAAATCTATATGGGATGGTTTCATAGAGGGGGACCATCATAAGAAAATGGCGAAAGCGTTTGACGATATTGCAAACGGTAAACTAAAACGTTTAATCATCAACATGCCACCACGGCACACGAAAAGTGAGTTCGCGTCACATTTATTTCCTGCGTACTTATTAGGTAAAAATCCTAAGTTAAAAATTATTGAAGCAACACACACCGCTGACCTCGCAGTAAATTTCGGTAGAAAAGTTCGTGATTTGATCGATGGAGAAGAGTATCACGCTTTATTTCCCGAAACTGAACTAAAAGCGGACAGTCGTTCTGCAGGAAAATGGCTCACGAACAAAGGTGGAGAGTATTATGCAGCAGGTACAGGAGGTGCACTTGCTGGACGGGGAGCGGATTTGTTTATTATTGACGATCCACATTCGGAACAAGATGCGATGTCTGATAAATCAATGGACGAAGCGTATGAATGGTTTATGACTGGACCGCGACAACGTTTACAACCCGGAGGTGCAATCGTTATTGTAATGACTCGTTGGTCTAAAAAAGACCTAACAGGTCGTTTAATTAAGAAAATGGCACAAGATAAAAATGCGGATCAGTGGGAAATAATAGAGTTTCCTGCAATTTTACCTAGCGGTAATCCACTTTGGAGTAGTTTTTGGAAATTAGAAGAACTTGAAAGTATTAAAGCGTCTGTTAGTCCGTCAAAATGGGCGGCACAATACATGCAAAGACCAACAGGTGAGGGTATTTCGATTATTCCTAAAGAATGGTTTAATATTTGGGATAAAGAAAAACCACCAACAGTAGATTATATTATACAAAGTTACGATACTGCGTTTCTAAAATCAGAAAGAGCCGACTTTACCGCGATAACAACGTGGGGAGTTTGGTATCCTGAAGGTAAAATCGGTGAAGAGTTATACACTGGAGAAGAAGCTCATTTAATTTTAATAGATTGTATAAAAGAACGATTCGATTTTCCTGAACTTAAAAACGAAGCATTACGTTTATACAATTATTAGGAACCAGATACAGTAATTATTGAGGCAAAAGCAAGCGGGATTCCTTTAGTTCAAGAATTACGCAGAATAGGTATTCCTGTAAATACGTTTTCTCCCGGAAAAGGTCAAGATAAGATAGCGAGACTTAATTCTGTGTCGCCAATATTTCAAGATGGGCGCGTTTGGATTCCAGAAAATCGTTGGGGAGAAGAATTAATAGAAGAAGTTAGTGATTTCCCAGCAGGAGAGAACGATGACTTAGTTGACGCTACAACTTTAGCGTTAGCAAGGTTTAGACAAGGAGGCTTTTTGCAATTATCCAGTGATTTTGAGGAAGAAGAATTTTACTATGATAGGCAAAGGGTTTATTATTAGCGAAATTCATACTATGATGTTTACTTATGGCGATTGAAAAACAAATTTTATCCGTTGTTCCAGAAACACAAGAAGAAATAGATATTGAAATTCTTCCAGAAATGGAAGAAGAGACAGAAGTTTTTATACAACCTGATGGTTCAGCTATCATCGGTAGCGATATGCCCGATCAAGCGTCTTTAAAATTTGGTGAAAACCTTGCTGAACTACTAGAAGAAAGTGAATTACAAGCAATTAGCTCAGAATTAGTTTCATCTTACGAAGAAGACGTAGAAGCTAGACAAGATTGGTACGATACTTATACCGATGGACTAGATTTACTAGGAATTAATGCCGAATCTAGGTCACAACCATTCGAAGGAGCTTCTGGAGTTCATCATCCGATACTCGCAGAAGCCGTTACTCAGTTCCAAGCGCAAGCATACAAGGAATTATTGCCTGCAGGCGGTCCAGTAGACACAGAAATACTAGGAATGACTGATGATCAGAAGTTAGAAAAGGCAAATCGCGTTAAAAACTTCATGAATTACCAAATTACTTATAAAATGGAAGAATATGACTCTGAAATGGATCAACTTCTGTTTTATTTACCGTTATCTGGCTCTGCTTTTAAGAAAGTGTACTATGATCCGTCGGTTGGACGCGCTGTTTCACGTTTTGTTAAGGCAGAACACCTTGTTGTACCATATTATGCGGTAGATTTACTTACTGCACCACGAATTACTCATGTAATCCACATGAATGAGAACGAATTGCGTAAATTACAGCTTTCTGGCTTTTATAGAGACGTGGATATGATGGATCCGGGAGCAGATACAGAAAATACCAACGTAGATGACAAAATAGAAGAACTTCAAGGTATAAATAAAACAATTCAAGACGAAGAATACACTTTGTTGGAGATGCACGTCTTATTAGACTTAGAAGGATACAAAGATATCGATGAAAACGGAGAAGAAACAGGTTTAGCACTTCCGTACATTGTAACTATCTGTAAAGATAACGATAAAGTTTTATCAATAAGACCAAACTTCAAAGAAGATGACCCAATGCGTAAAAAGATTGAATACTTTACACATTACAAATTTCTTCCGGGATTAGGATTTTATGGTTTTGGTTTAATACATATGATGGGCGGACTAACTAAATCAGTTACCGCGATATTACGTCAATTAATTGATGCAGGAACACTTGCTAATTTACCTGCGGGATTTAAGTCTCGAGGATTAAATATTCAACGATCTAGTGATCCGTTACAGCCCGGAGAGTGGAGAGATGTCGATGCTCCCGGAGGACGATTACAAGATGCATTTTTACCGCTACCTTATAAGGAGCCAAGCGGTACTTTGAGCCAATTATTAGGTGCATTAGTTGATTCTGGGAAACAATTTGCTGCTACAGTAGAAAATCCGACAGGAGACGGTAATACTGAAGCTCCAGTAGGAACAACTGTAGCATTATTGGAAAAAGGACAGCGTGTAATGTCTGCTGTACATAAAAGACTACATTATGCGCAAAAATGTGAATTTAAAATATTAAAAAGAGTATTTGGTGAGTTTTTACCTCCTGAATACCCATATCAAGTACAAGGTGCTTCAGAAAACGTATTTAAAGATGATTTTGACTCATCTGTTGATGTTCTTCCTGTCAGTGATCCGAATATCTTCAGTATGACACAAAGAATTACTTTAGCACAGACACAATTACAAATGGCACAAGCTGCACCTGATTTACACGACTTGCGTGCAGCATATCGCAAAATGTATATAGCATTGAATGTAAAAGATATTGATTCGATTTTACCCCCAGAGGAGGAGGCGCAACCAAAAGATCCAATTCTAGAAAACATGGATTCTTTATTACAAACTCCTTTACAAGCGTTCCCCCAACAAAACCACGAAGCGCATATTGCAGCCCACACGGCATTTTTAGAAAACCCTAAAACTGCCCAAAACCCTGCAGCAGTTGCTGCATTGCAAGCCCACATACAACAACACAATGCGCTGAAATATAGAGTTGAAATTGAAGCTCTATTGGCTCAACAAGGAGTACAACTTCCTCCTCCGGGACAACCTATTCCGCCTGAAGTGGAAAGTCAAATAGCGATTGCAGCAGCACAAGCTACACAGACCATAACGGGACAAGAACAAGCATTAGCTAATGCGATGCAAACACCAGATCCACAACGTGAGATGTTTGAGAAACAATTACAATTAGAACGTGAACAGTTAATGCAAAAAGAACAGGCTGACATGAGAGATACACAAGTAGAAATGACTAAAGCTGAAATGGATGCTCAACTTAAACGAGAAAAGATGCAAGCTGATCTGGCTGTAGAAAATACTAAATCAGCATTAGATTTACAAGAATTAGAATTAAAAGCTAGAGCAGAACAAGATAAAAATTATAGAGAAGCTCTAAACACTATTAAAAACAATAGAAACTAACGGAGAAAATCATGAGAGATTTTTACAGCAATAGAGACACTTTAGAAAGAGACTTGCAAAGTAAATTTCCTAAACCCTCTAAAAAGTATGTAAATAAACCAGATCCAAGTACACCTTCTATGAAAGATGATACTAGAACTGTTTCTGTAAAAGAAGGAGAAGTTATTACAGACGCAAAAGGAAAAGTTGTCGGCAAAGAGTCTAAAGTAAAAGCCTCTTACGGACAAACTAAAGGACTTCTTTGGTATAATTACATTAAATAATGGATTATATCGTAGCAACGGAGCATTTGCTCCGCAAAATCCGAGAGAGAAAAGAAGCTCTCTCGCAAACGTTAGCTACTGGCAGTATTGAAAATTTTGAACAATACCAAAGGATAGTTGGCGAAATCGCAGGTTTGAATTTCGTTGAACAGGAAATCCAAACTTTACATTCTAATATGGAGGATGCATATGACTAACACTGTTCCAGATAGAGTAGATAATTTCGGTAGTAAAGGTAAACTCGGTGAAATTAACATCGAAAAACAAGATAAAAACACCATTACTCACGAAAATCTAGAATCTCACGCGAGTAAGTTACCACGTCCAACAGGGTATCGTGTTTTAATACTTCCCTTTACCATGTCTTCTATAACTAAAGGTGGCATACATCTTGCTAAACAAACTGTAGATAAAGAACGTTTAGCAACTGTTGTCGGTTTTGTTGTAGACCTTGGACCTGACGCTTATAGTGATCCACACAAGTTTCCAGAAGGAGCTTGGTGCAAGAAAGGTGATTGGGTAATTTTTGGTCGTTACGCAGGAGCTCGTTTTCAAATAGAAGGTGGCGATATGCGTCTTCTAAATGATGATGAAATCCTAGCGACTATAGATGATCCAGAAGCCATTTTATCATAAACAATCATGGAGAACACCATGCAACAAGAAGCAGAAAACATTGAGTTAGAACTTCCACAAGAAGAAGAAACAGTAGAAGTAGTTGCTGAAGAATCTGTTGAGGAAGAAAAAGTAGCGCAACCTGAGTCAAAAAAGGATGAGCTAGACCAAGTTAGTGAGTCTGTACAAAAACGTATAGATAAACTTACTTACAAGATGAGAGAAGCGGAAAGACAGCGAGATGAAGCTGTTAGTTACGCTTCAAACATTAACAAAGATAATAATCGTTTGAAAGAACGATTAAAAAATTCTGACAATTCTTTATTTAAGGAATATGATACAAGGATTAACTCTGATATAGAGAGAGCTAAAATATTTTTAAAAGAAGCTCAAGAGTCTGGTGATGGTGCTGCAATAGCAGACGCAACAGAAAGACTTTCTAGAGCTAGTGCTGAAGCTGAAAATTTAAAAAGATTAACGGCTCAACAAAAACTTAAAGAAGAGAGTCAAACTAAACAAAATGAAAGTACAGAATACAAGCCAACACTACAGCCTGCACAACAATCAGCTCCACCAGATCCAAAAGCTGAATCTTGGGCGGCAAAAAACAGTTGGTTTGGGGAAGATCAAGCTATGACTTTTGCTGCTTTCGGAATACATAAAGAATTAGTTGATGAAGGAGTTGATCCTACATCTGATTCTTATTATTCTGAAGTAGATAAAAGAATACGCGAATATTTTCCGCAAAAGTTTTCACAAGAGCAATCTGCTCCCGTGCAACAGGTTGCTGCTTCTAGCAGAGGTGCTAGTGGTAGAAAAGCGTCACGCAAAGTCAAGTTGACACCAAGTCAAGTAGCAATAGCTAGGAAACTTAATGTCCCACTTGAAGAATATGCTAAGCATATAGAAGGAGTATAAAATGACTGATGAATTAAAAACAAACGTCACAACAGATCGAAACTCACGATCTGCCGAGACACGAGTCTCTCAAACTCGCAGACAACCTTGGAAACCCCCGTCAATGTTAGACGCACCAGAGGCACCGCCGGGATACAAATTCAGGTGGATACGAGAAGCTGTTAGAGGAAATGATGATAAGTCGAATATGTCAAAACGTATTCGTGAAGGATATGAACCTGTGAGAGCAGAAGATTATCCTGACTTTGAAGCACCGACTATTGACAGTGGATCAAATGCCGGAGTAATAGGGGTAGGAGGTTTAATTCTCGCTAAAGTTCCACTCGAAACCGTAGATGAGCGTAATGCTCATTTCCAAGAGCAGACTAGGTCGCAAATGGAAGGTGTAGATCATAACTATATGCGAGAAAGTGACTCTAAGATGCCTTTAAGAGGTGGCGACATCTCTAGGTCATCAAAGGTCCAATTTGGTAGTAGGAAACAATCTGACGATTAAGTAAACTATAGTATGGCTAACATAAGGAGAAAATAATGGCTAATACAGATGCACCAAATGGTTTTACTCCTGCATATCACATGTATGGTGGCACTATTCGTCCTGCAAGAATGAGAATCGCTAGTGGCTACGGAACTTCTATTTTTAGTGGTGATGTTGTTACTCTTTCAAGTGGTTACGTTGAACAAGCAGGCGCGACAAGTACCCCCGTAGGTGTTTTTTATGGAGTATTATTTACAGCGACAGACGGAACTCCTACGTTTTCTAAAGTATGGACGGCAAGCACAGCCACTCAAGGTAGTGTTGATGCTGAAGCTCTCGTATACAGCGATCCTGGAATCGTTTACGAAGCTCAATTTACTGCGGGAACTCCTGCAGTAAGTTTTATCGGCAGCAAATACACTCTTTCTACAACTGCTGGTAGCACTCTTACTGGTAGATCAAAAGAGGGTGTAACAGCTACTACTTCAAGTGGTGTAGCACTTTGTGTAGGTTTTAACCTAGGACCAAGTAATGAAATTGGTGCTAGTGCTAGAGCTTACTTTACGTTCCCAACTAACACGTTCGCAGTCTAAATAAAGGAGAGTAGATAATGGCGATAAATAGAGCGCAACTCGTTAAAGAGTTAACTCCGGGTCTCCACGCTCTTTTCGGTTTAGAATATGAGCGTTACAACAATGAGCATGAAGACATTTTTGACACTGAAAGTTCTGAAAGAGCTTTTGAAGAAGAAGTGATGCTCAGTGGTTTTGGGGAGGCTCCTGTTAAAGGAGAAGGTGCGGCAGTCGTATACGATACTGCACAGGAATCGTGGACTTCACGTTACACTCATGAAACTATAGCAATGGCTTTTGCGTTGACAGAAGAAGCTATCGAAGATAATCTCTACGATACGCTTTCCTCTAGATACACAAGAGCACTGGCTCGTTCGATGCAACAAACTAAGCAAGTCAAAGCGGCTAACGTTTTGAACAATGGCTTTAGTTCGTCGTTTCCGGGCGGTGATGGTAAAGAGCTTTTTGCTACTGACCATCCAACAGTCGGTAATCTTAGCTTAGCTAATGAGCTTTCTACGGCGGCTGATCTTAATGAAACTTCATTAGAGCAGTCATTAATTGATATCTCAGCTTTCAAAGATGAAAGAGGATTGAAAATTAACGCACAAGCTGTACGGATGATCGTTCCACCTTCACTACAATTTGTAGCTGATAGGTTGATGGAAACTCCGGGGCGCGTAGGTACTTCAGACAATGATATTAATGCAATTCGCAACATGGGAATGATCTCAGGCGGATACGTTATTAATCATTATCTAACAGATACTGATGCGTTCTTCATTAAAACTGACGTTCCTAACGGATTGAAATATTTCGTTAGAACTCCAGTATCAACAAACATGGAAGGTGACTTTGAAACTGGAAATGTTCGATACAAAGCGAGAGAACGTTATAGTTTTGGTTGGAGTGACTGGCGTGGGATGTTCGCAAGTCCGGGAGCATAATGAACCTCAGTAGGGTTTATAACTCAACTACTGATTTAAAGGGAGCTTCGGCTCCCTTTCTTTTTTAAAATTTATGATATAGAATGACATAGAATCTAGGAACAACTATAACTTATCGACTGACCTAGCAGACAAGCCAAGACGATAAGATAATTAAGGAGACTTAATATGGCAAAATCAACATTCTCAGGTCCAGTAAGATCACTCGCTGGATTTATATCAGCAGGTAATGCTAACGTAGTTAGTCTTACTGCTGACACAACTTTAACTGTTGCAGCACA